AAACCCAATGCCATTGTGTTTAGAACATTCAAAACGGCAAATTTGATTGTCGTTGCTAATGTTTTAACTCCCAATAGAACCGCGTTAAAACCGTTGGAAACGAAGTTTATCATCAACTGGATTTGCTGCTGAATTGCATTAGAAACAATGCTCCAAGCTAAATCGAGTCTGCCGGCAAGGATCGCGGCGTATATGCTCCCCATCGCCAATGAAATGCCGGTAACGACATAATCAAAGTAGGGGACAATTCTACCAATCTCTCCCAAAAACCAATCGATAGCCAAAGCGGCCCCCGAAACACCTTCCCAGAAAATCGCTTGCATACCAAGCATGGCGATCTGTGCGGCTTCTTCGATTTTCCCCTGCCCCAAAGCCTCAATGATCGCATACATCGTATCGTTGATAATTTGGCCGATTTCATACATCGAATCGATAACCGGTTGCCAAAGCATATACATCGCATTGGCAAGCCCATATATCTCATTTCGGAAATAGTAGACAATCGCGGCAACGATACCGATTGCTGCGGCAACTGCCATGAGGATCAAAAACGTTTGCGAAAACACAACGCCTATGATCGATGCAAGCATTCCGAAAGCAAAAGAAAGTGTTAATACAGTGCCACCAATCATAGTGAAAACAAACATAATGCCGGCAAAAACAGCAATGGCAATGCCGACAATACGAAGAAGCCACTTAAACCGATTACCTAAAGCAGAAATGTAATTGGTAATTCCAATACCTATACGAACGAATTCTTTGGCGATTGGCAATAGTGCATCGCCGAAGCTTCGAAGTCCTCGATTGATATAATCCCAAAGAGTAGAGACTAGACCTTTGAGCGTTTGAGCCTGTTCCACTTGCATACCGTGAAAACGTCCACCTTCAGACGTTGCGATTCGCATCGCTTCGGCAATATCAAAAACAGAAATAGCCCCGTTTTCCATTTGTTTATACAATGAATTCATATGTTGATCGACAGTGCCACCAAACTTTTTAACGTTCTCTTCTGCCATAATCATAAGCGGGTTAAAACCAGAGTTTAGAAACTGGTTTAACTCTTGAGCCATAAGCTTTCCTTTTTGCGTAGAATCGGCAAACGCTTTTGAAAGCAAATACAATGCGTCTTTGTCACCTTGAGCGATATCGCCAATCATTGCAAGCATATCGGGCAATTGGGTATCACTTAAACGTGATGCAAGCATGAGCCTAGCAGATTCGGCCAAATCCGCTAATTCATAAGGTGTTTCAATCGATATTTGATCGAGCGTTTTTACCAATGCGGTCGCTTTATCCGCTGACCCCAAAAAGACTCTGAAGCTTGTGGTAACTTGCTCCATATCGCTAGAAAGTTTCAAAGGCCAAGCAATAGCTGCCGACGAACCGGCAAATGCCAATCCGGAGGATATGGAAACTGAAGTCCCAAATTCTTGAAATTTCTTTTCTGCGGCTTTTAGGGATTGTGTAACGTTATCCCGAAGGGTTAGCAAAACATATGCTTTTCCCGCCATTGTTGCCGACATAGCACTAGCCCCCTAAAACTTGACTTCCCCATTGTTTCGGAATTGTACCCGCTGCGATTTCCTGCCGCAAAGCAACTGCCATAAAAGGACGTTTTTGTATTCTTGCCCGGCGTACTCTTTTTAGAAGAGGCTTGTTCTTGTTGAACTTTTTCATCTTCTGCCATTTACGCCTTGGCGGCGATCTTCTCGCCCCAAATTTCTTTTTACGCTTAGGCTTCGCCCTTTTTGCCGGGTTATTGTAAACCCCTTCTTTCCTCCATTCGTAGGTTACGTTTGGGGTGTCTTCGGGCTTCTCTTCTTTGATTTGTACCCCACCCCCAAATTCAAGAATCTGGGGTACAGTATTTCCCGCTGCAAGAACGGCACGATTGCCTTTCGTGGCTACGGGATGAGGCCCAACAACCAATTGCTCCATGTATTTATGGTATTCAAAATGGATGTTGCGTAGGGTCTTAAATTTCTCTCCTGCGGGTGCATGAACATGGGGTGGGCTTCCAGGGGTTGAAGGGCCTTTTCTTCGCAACAAAATGCGAGTTTGAGCCCTTCGGCGAATGAACGCACCCACCCGCGACATTGCGGCGGCGTTCTTTTTGCCGATCATGGTAATGACTTTTGCCCGGTCAAAAAACAATCTTTCGACTCGCAAATGGGGTCGAAAGTTTTTACCGAGGTTTTTAAACGGTCTTAAAGACTTCGGTACTTTGTTTTTAAACCAAGTCATTTTTGATTCTATCCATCGGAATCATATCGATTTTTACTTCACCCCTGCGTTTCATGGATTCATAACGTCTTGATACCGAAGAAGTGAATTCCTCGACCGACATTTTGGCTACCATTTTTTTGCGGTATGGATTTAGATCGATAGGACGAATTGGCTTGGAACTTAACGCTGCGACAACAACCGCTGACCGGTCAAAATCAAACGCTAATCTTTGTTTGGCCGAAAAGACAAGTTCTCGATACGTGTAGTTCCAGGGTTCTATTCCGATGATTGCTGCGCAAGCAAAGATATCTCGCCAGATGCTACCCGAGCTAGATTTATGTCTATTTCTCTTTCTTTTCTTTCGAGTTCTTTTTCGATTGCTATCTGTACTTTCGGATCGAGCAGTTTCTTGGTTTTCTTTTCCTCCACCAACATCGCTAGCTCCCTCGACCGTTTCACCACGGTTTGCATTGCGTTTTGACCTACGTTTCGGAAAAAATTTTCCAATCCCGAAACCATCGCCTCCATTGCTTCAGAGAATTTTCCATCCTCCTTGACAAGACAATCCAAGAAGTCTTCAACGGAAGTGTTGTTTGCCTGAATCTGCGGCAAGCAGAATTCAGAAATTAAATCGAATTGACTCATTAAGTTGGAAAACAACATTTCGTATTTCTTGGCATCAAAAATATCGATGCCTGCCGCTTTTAGGCGGCGGGCATCGCTTACCAAGAACAGAAACTTGTAGTTGTGTTCCCCGATTTTTACTGTGCTAGTCATATAGTTTGGGCGACCTATTGGCTAAAAAACTGAAACTAAGCTCCGGTGACAACTTGATAAGGGCCGAAATCCCAAATGTTGCCACTTTGTTCATCTTCAACTTCGGCAAATTCAAGATCGTATGTTACCGCTTCTTCATCGGCTTGGGAACGATCCAGTTTCGTACAAATCATTGGCCCTCGATAGCCTTGACGGGTTGTACTTGCGGTCAACGTCCCGTTCATAAATGCCATATCGAGAACAGTGTCGTTTTCGAAACTGTCAGAAATCATGTCGAACACGGTATCGGTAACGCCGGTAGCGGTCGTCTTCTTAACCGTGTATTTCATGGTGACAGAATTTTCTTTGTACCCAATGGCTTTCTTCTTGCTTGCCGAACAATGAAGCATAACGTCATTGGTCGATTTGCTGCGTGAAATGGATACTTCGCTGATTCGGCAAAGACGAATCCATTCCGGCGAGGAATAAGTACCATCGTTGACATAGACGGGATAATTCTTTCCTACGGTCATCAATAAAACCCTTTATGGTTTGTAAGTTAAACGGATAATTGAAGAAAACACGCCATTGTCGCGGAACAGATTTGGATCAAGCATCGGTTCATTGGTGAAGGAAACAAACGAAAAACCGGCAAGAGTTCCATAATCCCCGCAAGAGGTTAAAGCCCCCGCCAAATTATCATCTTCGTTAGGTTCCCTGAACAGTCTTTTTACCGATTCCACTTCGTCCAAACAGTCATCGACAAATTCATAATTTTTCATCGGGTCGGGGTTTGCTGAAGTAGATGCCGGCAATCCTTTTTGATAAACCAAAAAGATATCAAGTTGCCCGAAATCAGCATTACCGATTTTTGTATTTGTTTCACCTGCACTCATAATGTACCACTTGCCTAACGGTACATCTTTTTGGCTGTTGGAAATGACGTAAGCCCGTTCGAAAGACTTGTCTAGCAAATCTTCCAGTGCGTCTTGAATGGCTATCGTCAAATCGACAATGGGTGCGGTCATGTTATTTGTTCTGCGTAACATCGCAACCAAGTTTTGTTTTGGTCGCTATATCGGAAAACCAAATCCGACGAATTTCCTGGTATAAGACGATGAACGGTTCCATCCTGTTCGGTAATCGTATGCCCGTTTGAGGGATCGATTGGTACGCCATTTACCAGCAAATCCGCCGGTTCGAATAAAAAATCCCAAGAGTTCGATTCCAAAATAACATCATCGCCGGCGATAGCTTGGGCATTGGATCGCGTTTTTACTCCGGTGATATCGAAAGTATTCGTACCATCGGAATAGGTAACGCGAATGCCGTGAAGAGACTTGACTACAAGCCAAGCCTCTCTCAAGGCCAATCCAATCAATCCATCAAGCGGCGAAGACGACATAAGGTTACGCTACTGCGGTTTCTGCGTTGCCAATTGCATCGGTCTGCAAGATCGGAATACCGTCAACTTCGGTCGGCATCGGTGCGGGAGCACCGGTAGCGTTCGTTGCGGTACGGCTTGCACGAAGGTCTTTGCGGCTTCGGGCATTCATCACGATCAAGTTTGGCATACGTGATGCAGGGAACAAGGCCAAAGCTTCGTAGATCATATCATCGGTCAAAGCACCCGAAGCGAGATTGCAAATACGACCGATGGAATATGCTCCACCAAGCTTCAAACCGATCAACCCTTCCTGAACGCGTGCGTAAACTGGCATCAGTTTGCCGGTTGCGTCAGGAATCAATTGGGTAAAGGTTTCCCCAACGTCAATGTTGCCGTTGCGTCCTAGCACCAATTCAACGTCTTCCGATCCCAAACGGATAAGCCAAACGCTAGATCGAGCCGAAGCACCAGCAGCATTGTACACCATTGGATCGGTTAGACCGTTGGTGTAAGTGCTGGACATAATACCGGCAAAGCCGTTCGCATCATTGCCCGTACCGGAAACCAATTGAAGCTCCAAGTTGCGGAACGCGGATCGCAATGCCCGAGTTCCTTCGAAGTCCATGAAAGCTTCTGCTCCCGATGGGTAGGCATCGGCAATCTGCTTGTCCACGCGGGGGTTGGCGGAAATGGTCTTCAAATCAAGCGTAACCAAAGTTTGGTCAGAGGCGGTGTAATCCAAGCCAGTATTGACTGGACGAAAGCCAGCGGAGGCAGCAGCAGTATCTTTGAGATACTTGTGCTGAGTACCTTGCGAAGCGTTTGCGTAAACAGCCGATAAAGCCCGAATCAACGGAGCGTCCTGAAGCAAATCGTTTGCAAAATCAGGAGCCAAATTGGCATCAGCCAATTTCAAAAGTTGTGCGGCAGTTGTTAATGTATCCGCCATATCGAAAAACCCTTTATCTTTGTAGTTGGAAAAACAAAATCACGGAACGGAAAAACTTATTGTCGGGCTTGGCGAGCTTCAGTCATATTCGAAGCAAATTTGCGTTTGCCCTCACCCTTGTTGGTCGTTTCCAACCCGCCGGATTCACCAAGCGAATTGCGAAATGCCGACAATTGGGTTTGAAGATTGGCAAGCTCTTGATTCTTCGATTCGATATCGGATTTCAATTGCTTGATAAATTCACTTTGGGCATCTGTAAACGACAAACCTTTTTGGAAAAGATTTGCCCCTACAGCATCGCCAAAGCTCTCGGTGAACTTCTTCAGTTCGTTGCGAACCAAGGCCAAAGCATCTTCGGTTGAAGGTTCAGGAGTGGACAAAACCGCTGGTTTCGTCTGTTCTTCGGTATTTTCAGTTTTTGACACTGGAATGTCACCTTTAAAAGAGAAATTGAATTGACGGGACATTCTCGTTTCCGTCTTCCCGTCATAACCATATGGACAGATCGCACAACCGCGAATTGTCCATTTTCGCACCACAACACCAGGGCCTGCAAATTGTTGATTGTTGACCAAAGTAGTTGTGTCTTCAGGAATGTATTCCATTTCGGCTTCGTCAAAATAGATAGAAGCTTCCAGGGGTACACCATGCTTTTTCCACTGGATGATTTTGTCGGCTTGATCGCCCTTTTCCAAGGAAATCAACTTGCCCGATAACATCAAACCTTCTTCGGTGGTTTCTTGCTTATCCGCATACCCCACCAAAACATCGTTGTTGTGATTCCAATCGAGGGTGATGGTATCTTTGTGCTTGAAGAAACCTTCCATATCGTGAACGATATTTCCCCACCACCAATGGTAAAGCGGGTTTGGCGTTCTAGCCAAAAGCTCGACGTTATGGGATTCGCCTTCTTGATCGTTGGACATAAGTTTCGCAGTTAATACGAAAGCATCTGCCGGCGGTTTAGAAAGCTTATCAAGTGGAATCGGCATCGGTTTCGGTGTCGTCATTATCTACTTCTACTACAGTATTGGGTTCGGGAGCACCAACAGGATCAAACGATAAAATGATTGGCCGGCCTAAAACTTGTTTTCCAACGTCTTCGGCATGTTTCATTACTTCGGCAAGCTCATTGATATTTTGGAAAATATCACCTCGCCCACGTTCTTTAGTGATTCGAATAGGTGAATCTAAACCGCTTGCAATTGCGGATAGATCGCCTTTGATTTCCTTAGAGTTATCAAACCAAGGAGTACCAATAGGAACCCATTCAAATAAAGCATCTTCGATAGTGAAACCCGAAGGCAATGTTATTTCACCGTCTAAGATACCTTGCGTCAATCTAAAAATCGTCCATCTTCGGCGTAATTCAATTTGATCGTCCCGCTTATCCATGCAAGATCGATCATATTGCAACCAACTACCACGACTACCGCTGTAGTTGGTATGCGATTCGTCAAAGAAGCTATAGGGTATATCTAAAGCTTTCAACGAAACCATAATCATTAAACGCGAAAATGTTTGCAACTCATTAGAAGGATTTTTTGATTCAATAACGTCTATTTTTTCGCCAACGTCTAGGTCTAAAACTGAAGGGCCGTTAGAAAGGTCAATCTTCCGTGGTTCTTGTTCTTTAACAGGGCAATCTTCTAAATGCCCACTTTCGCTTGGATTGGTATTGTTTGGATCGCCAAACATTTCTTCCATCGGGCTTGCTTCCGCTTCCCGCATAATCGCCATAAGAAATAGCTGCGAAACCTTTGATTTGATAAGTGAGTAATCAAAGTTTTCGTACAAATCTCTTAAAGGGTTTAATGATGCAACGACCGGACTTACACCACGTTTTTGCTCGGTACTTGCTTTATCAAAAAACCCATAAAGATATAGGTTGCGAGCGTTGACCCGTTTAGAGAAAACCGAACCAGAACCAGTCGGATTTCTTTTGTGCAACGAGTATTCTAACGGTCGCCCAAAACCGTTAGATCGGACACCCGCAACCCATTGTTCCCCGTCCAAAACATCATCTTCGGCAGGATCAGAAATCAAGTCTTGTTGGATACTCTGACAACGACCGTCCCGCAAAAACAAAATGCCAACGTCCCCATCAATGCAACGTCTAGCCTCGATATGCCGGAAAAATTTTTCCCTTCCAAAACGTCCTGATACATCCATGTAATCAGGACGCGATATTTTTTCCATCCATTTTTCGAGTTCGACGTTAAACGCTTTATCAACCGTTTTCGCTTGGAACCGAAACTTGGAGACATAATCCAAATGCCGGCGGATCATCCAAGCAAACACTGAAAAGTTTTGGACTAGATCGGTAGAGTTTGCGGCAAGTTGGTTTCGTTTTTTGCCGGATAGTGATTTGTCCACGGTGGTAATCGTAGACAATACGGATTTCCTACGCCCCTTGGGCTCAAGGGCATCCCATCCAAACTTTTTGGTGATTGAATCTAGCCACTTCATTTTTAGTTGCCCAATCCAGAAATTCCGTAAGCCCCGCCTCTTCGTCGCTTCCCTGGCAATTGCGATTCTAAATCCTTAATTTGCTTTTGGATTAGATCGGGGCGGAAGGAAACGTTCACCCCATCGACATTGACGTTCGACACGCCAAGGTTGAGGATTGCTTGGAGCCGTTCAATTTTTTGTCGGATTTCGTTCGGTGTCATAACGATATACTACTCCAAGCCAATTTCCGAATCGTTGCTAGATTGTTTAAAAGTGGTTTTATCTATCCCACTTTCCAAAATGCGATTTTCGTAAAACATATCGCGGCGATGCTGACCACAATTTTTACAGCAACATGCCCGCCATACAACATGAGTAGCGGGATTACCCTTAATATCTTGGGAAATTTTGGTTTCGTGCATGGAACGATATCCGGTACGTTCCGTACTACCACACTTTTTACAGCGTGACAATATAACGTCTGCTTGGTCGTATTTGCGATTGGGAATGCCTTTTCGGGTCATATCTTGAGTTCCGTTTTCCTTCGCAGTTTCTTTTGGCTAGGTTGCCTTTTTGGGGCAAACATAGCTTCTTTGAGTTTAGCCCCACAAGCCGAAGCCAACATAAAACATCCAACCGCTGCGTCAAAATAATGTTGATCGGGCTTGCTTATGGGAAGCTTCCAAATATCTATTTCTTTTCCATTCCCACTTGGATCGCGTACCGGTTTCTCAACTCGATAATGCTCTGAAATCAGTTTGTGCTGACCGGCAAATCGAGGCTTGAATAAAACGTAAGAGCCTTTATCCCCAATTGCAGTAGATAGCCTAGCATGAAAAAACGTCTTCCAATAGTTTGTGTTGTAGATCATATGCCTACCACCGCCTTCAGTTGGTCGAACGATCCAATTATTCCCCTTCCGTTCTCCCGGCTTCTTTTGCCACTCTTCCATCGGCTTGTCGGAAGCTTTTAAGCCGCGTCCGAAACATGGCATTAAAATTGCGTTTAACGGATGTTCTAGGCAAACGGATTGAATGGTTTGCGTAACAGGCCCCCATGCGGCATCGATCCCAATAGCTTTTACTTTTTGAGTCCTGCCGCTTGTTCCAACTGGAAAAACACGTTGCCCAATGATGGTAAGTAAATCCCATAATGCTTTTCGTATTTTCCCCTCCAAGCCGAGTTTCGGATACTTCTTAGATAATTTAACGCGGGCATTTCGTAGCGTGAAATTGGATTGGGGTTGTTCCGGTACAGTGCCGTAATCAACAAGCCAGCAGTCAAAAGATTCACTATTGAAAGCGATAATTTTCCAAAATAGCAATTCGCCTTGAACGTCGATAAAGGCGGTTAGGGTATCAGCATAGGGGGGACAATCCCCTTGGATAAATCCCGATACCTTTTTCATAATATCGCTTGATTCAAGCAAATCTAAAGATAGCGTTTCGGTTTGTGGTTCGTTTTGGTATTCTGCATCAAACGTTGCTGGATACCGATGTTTCAATTCCATTGCATGTTGGATTGCGGATAACTCACCACGCTTTTTTCGGTATCGCTGCTCCCATGACACAACAGCCCCATCATCCATCGCCAAACGGTTATCGTGGTAAAATTTAGTCGCCGCCATAAAACCATCATCGGAACGAATGGAAAAATACTGCTCCCACAAGGCTTGATTGGTTGGAAAATCATAAATCAATTTGCAACGATATCCTCTCCATTCGGGATTGGCTTCGTTGTCTAAAAGTTGATCGGCCAAATCCCCTTTTTTGATAACCGTTACCAGGGCAAAACCGGCAATGGACTCATCTGGGCCGGCAAGGCCCATAACGGCCCCGTTGACAAGTTCCATTCGGGTATCTGTCTGTGAATCGGATGCAGCAGATTTATCCGTTTGAGGGTCATCGAGGATGAATAGATCGGGGCGTATAAGTTCTCCATCGGGAGTTGTGTATTGGCAACCACGGATACCACCTTGAAGCCCGAAGACTTCAAAGATCGCCGCGTCACGGCGACCGGGTATAGTAGCTAAAACGATTTGCGATCCCGTCCATTCGATATGGGTTTGTTTGCCGTTACAGATTTGCCCATGCGACTTTTGCCCCTTTCCTTCCAGTTTGCGGATAGGGTGGGTGACTTCAGGGAATAGCCAATGAAGCATTTCGTTAGTTTCAAGATCGCGTTTCAAATTGGCTAGCAAACGTGAAGCCTTTTTCTTATCCGCACCAATAAGCACCACGTAGCGATTATGCCCACTTAGAACGGCCCATAAACACGCAACTACGGCAAGGGCTGTTTTGCCATGCCCTCGGGGCATGGCAAGAGCAAACGTTGAACCGTTGCGAATCGAATCCTCGATTTCACGAATGGCAAAAATGTGATCGTCTGACCACGCTAAACGAAACCGTCTAGGAAAGCATATTTCACAAAATGCTTTTAAAGATTCCACAACGGTTTGGCGTAAATCGTCATCTCCGCATTCGGGAATGGGGGCGATATCGCGACCTTCGGCACTCTGTACCGCTTGCCGTTTTCGCTCCCGTTCTTTCCTACGTTGATAGGCTTCTAGGGTTTCACTCAATGATTCGACCTACACCCGAACGTAAAAACATGGAATACTCTTTCTTCGAAAGAACTTCGTCATCATCGGTTAATTCGCGTAACTCAAGCAAGTATTCGCCGGCGGAAAGAAGTTTGAGAGCATTGACCGATAAACGAAATGCTACTTGGGTCGGGCTTTCCCTGGTAACACTTCCCCAGTTTGAATCGAACGTGGCTTGGTTATTTAATCGTATCAATCCCGAATCACTCGATACTTCGATGTTCGGGTAGGTATGGTTTTCACAACCGATGGAAACAACAAGTGTTGAAGTTGCCGAAGTGCCAACTTGGATATCCAAATTGAAATCGGCGTACTTGATCGCGTCGATACCAGTGCTAACAACCGGTAAAGAAGATCGAGCAACAGAAGAGTTGACCAATTTTTCGTAAACCAAAATTGCCACGGATTCTTCATCCAAGTTGATCGCAGCAAAATCATCTTGCAATTGTGCTTCAACGGCTTCGGCAATTGCTTGATTGTCTACTTGAATGTTCTCTACAGCATCGAGAATTTCGCTAAAATCATCTTGCAATTGTGTTTCAACGGCTTGAGGTATGCCGGCTTGTATATCCGCAATTGCATGAACGTGACTCGTCGCATCGATGAGCACTGTATCACCTGCAACTGGTGCTGCCGTTCTGGCTTCTTCCAGAACAATCGTTTGGGTTCCGTTGCCGTTGTTGACGAACGTCAGGATCGGTGAGTTCTGCTCGGCTAGCGAACTATCATCAGCGAAGAACAAAACAGCATGTTCAAAAGCACCAGTTGGATAATTAAGACCCGAGACATTAAAAGTCGTTGTGGTTGGTATTGGACTTGCAAGCACTGTTGCTTCAACAGCCATGTTTGCTTTGCGTAGCAAATCCATGAGCTTACCAAACGTGCTTGCTAGTTTATGGCTTGCATACGGCGTATCCCACGTTGACGAACCAGCATTAAAAAACCCATCAACGTAATATGTGCCAAGCGTATTACTTTGAAAATACACCTGCCCACCTTCAAGGATCGCAGTTGCCCCGTTCTTTACCACGACATGCCACCAGCCAGTGATGTTCTCCGTGACAATACACGAAAACAAACCGTTGCTTCCAGCAGTCAACGTATCACCAGCACCGTTGCCAATGCTTCCATCAGTCGGTGAAATAAGCAAGAGCGTTAGTCCTGCCGTTCCTGCATACACTTGATTGTTGAAAACAACGGTTTTGTTTGCCACGGTTACTCACCTTGCTTGGGTTCAAGTTGCTCATTGGTTTGCTTCTGGATTTCAGCGAAGACTGGCAGGATAACACTTGCCGCTTCGACTCCCTGACAAACTTGGTTGAGAGACTTTAGTACAACTTCGACTTGGGCCTTCGACAATTTCAAAACAAGTTCAGACATAAAAACTCCTAGTATCCACCTGCAATTACATGAAACTCAGCACCTTCTGATGACCAAACAATTGGCCTACATATTGTTCCGGCGGTTATATCTGTTGTAAAATTTATAGGGGTGGTTCCAGAACCAACCGCTGTCAATTGGAAGTCGTTTCCAGAAACATTGATTACTTTATATTGCGGTTCATAATACACTCCATTTATGTTTGTCGATAAACCAGCACCACCAGTTATCGCTGTAAAGACGACAATATCATTGTTTGCAAACGGATGACCAACAGCAGTTAAAACATCAGTTGTTGAATTACCTGTTACAACATATGAAGGCTCACCAGTTACATTTATTTGGAGTGTTTTACTTCCAGAGTTAGCAACAATGCTTATACTTGCTCCACTTATTTCTGTTATATCAGTACCAATAGTATCTGTTGCTAATATACTTAATGTAGAAGTTGTTCCATCAAGACTGGCAACATCTTTTATCACAACACGACGATCATATTTATTTATAGCACCATCTGATCTAACAGCAAAAACTGAAAATTTAGCATAAATAATAGCACCACGATGTCTTTGTCTTGATGCAATAAACGATGATGTGATTGATACATCTAGGATTTGCGATGAACTATTTGTTGTTCTTATTGTTGGAGTTGTGGAAAGAAAACCTGATCCTGATAAAGAATTAAGGTAACTTTGAGCGATAGGTTTGTTTTCCAATTTCCAGTAAGTTGTACCATTCCATCTACTAGTGGAACCTGCAATGCAAATTGCATTATTGTTGCTTGCGTAACTGCCGGTTCCAATAGCAATACTATCAGCACCGGCAGTTGCACCTGCTCCGATAGCTACGCCTCTATAGCCTGTTACAGTTGTATTAAGACCCGCACCAAAAGCTCCACCAAGGGAATCAGATACGTTTACGTTTCTGCCAATTGCAACTGTACCACCGGAACTATTCCCCGTTGCAGTACACCTAGAACCAATTGCTATCAAATAACTATTACTAGCAACTTGAGTCGCAGCATTTCTTTCAGTTTGTATATCAACGGCACCGGCACCCCTAGCATTCCCGCCTGTTGCAGTACCATCAGGCATTGGCCCAACGATAAACGCACCTGTTCCCCTTGGCGTAAT